ACCGCATTAAGCCAATCGAACTGGAACGAGACAAGCTGGCCCGCGAGCTGTTTACCAATGCCGTATTGGTGCACGACGAAATGCAGGCTCTGGCAAATTCACTGCGCAGCAAAGTGGCAGCCTTTGTAAAACGTGCCCTGTCTGAGTACGACAAAAAGCTTGGCGGTACCAAGGGCAACGTCACCCTGTACAGCTTTGATCGCAAAATCAAAATTGAGCGCAGCCGCCAGGACCGCATCTGCTTTAACCAGAACCTGGTTGCCGCCAAGGCAATGATTGATGACTGCATTAAACGTTGGAGTAAAGGCAGCAACAAGAACTTGCAGGCCATTGTACAAGGCGCGTTTAAAACCGATAAACAAGGCCGCTTCAGCGCAGCCCGCGTTTTGAGCCTGCGCAAGCACAGCATCGACGACCCCCAATGGCAGCAAGCCATGAAAGCCCTGGCTGATGCCATCGAAGTAGACAGCAGCGCTGAATACTTCCGCGTGTACTGGCGAGACGACAACAACAGCTATCGCCCACTGGCATTGGACTTAGCCAACATTACCACCGAAATCCCACTGGAGAACGCTAATGAGCCAGCAACCGAAACTGCTTAGCCGCACCATTATTGGCAGCAAAGACGACTTACTTGCCGCCGTCGCTCAGCTGCCGTCCGACATCGACGGCGTTGTAGAAGATTATGTGCTCAACGTTTACCACGACGAGCAAGCTAACGAAAAATGGCTGGAAATAGAGCCAGCAAATTGAGCGCCCTGCAAAGGGCCTTAACCCAAGCCTTGAAATAACAGGGCTTGGGTTAAGGAAACCAAGGAGACCCGAAATGAAGCGACTATCACTACTTTTACTCTGCCTGAGCGCCTGTGTTTTTGCGCTGACTTCAGGCTCTCCACTTTTAGCTCTGTTCTTTGCATGGGCGGCGGCAGCAATTCTTATTCAGGCATTTCTACAAGGTGCTAACCAGTAGCGAGGTCAACGTGAAACAGATACTTCTTCAGCGATTAAAAGACCTGGGCATTGATGCTGATGCAATGGAGCAAGCTGTTTGTCCCAATTGCAACGCGCCACGTCCTAATTGTTATTACAACACCATTTCGGGCCGCTTTTGTGTGCATTGCGACAACTGCCTTCAAAACGGTGTTGCTGACTCATTTGCACATGCCATGTCCCAATTTTTAACTTTGGAGCACAAAAGATGTCATTCAGAAATAGCTTAATTACCCAAATTCATGTGGCTAAAAATCAGCTTGCAATGCCAGACGATGGCTATCGCGCCCTGCTTCAGCGCATTACCGGCAAAGAAAGTTGCTCCAAAATGACGGTGGATGAACTTAGACGAGTTCTGGCTGAAATGAAGACCAAAGGGTTCATTGTAAAAAGCAAAAACAAACGACGCATGTCGCCGCCATCTTCAGGTACCGGACTCGATAAAATACGCGCCATTTGGATCACCATGCACAAACAGGGTTTTGTGCGCGATGGCTCTGAAACTGCTCTCGATGCCTATGTAAAACGCATGACCAGCAAGATTAACGGAATTGGCGTAGACAGCGTTGCATGGCTCAACGAGACCATGGCATTTACGGTGCTGGAATCCCTTAAACGCTGGCACCGTCGCCTCATGGCCGAAAAACTCATTGAGCAGGGTTTGACTGAGCTTTATGGCCACAGAAAAAGCTGGCACACCTCTACAGCGCCTTATGCTTATGTTGCCGCTGCCTATGAAGGACAACAACTGTGAAATTGAGCCGTTGTCCCATTTGTCATAGCAGTTTGCACTTAGATGCCTTGGTGCAAGACCAGGCTGGCCGCGAACTCATTGCTACCGTATCAAAGCTGAATGTCACCACCGCGAGTGCAGTGCTCAGCTATATGGGGTTATTTCGCCCCGCTAAGTCCGATTTATCCAATGGCCGGGCACTGAAATTACTGGGCGAAGTACTGGGCCTTACCCCTAACGAAACGGCCTTATGCCAAGCATTAGAACAAACCTATTCAAACATCAGCGCCAATCGCCGCGACAGTAGCGATACCAAGCCGCTGAGTAATCACAACTATTTGAAAAAAGTACTGCATTCCTTACCCGCATGGGATACGCCAGGAGTAACCAATGAAATCAGCACAAGACCTGCTCAACAAAAGCCCCGCAATGTTGGAGACGCCTTACTCGACATCAACAACCGCGACTGGGCAGAGTGAGCCGAGATTGCCTGGCGAACTGGTTGATATCGTGAACTACATATTCGGGGTTTTCAAAATTACCTGGGGGCGCAAATATTCGAGTCGCTTTAGTAGCACAAATGAGATCACAAGTACTAAGCGCCAGTGGGCTGGCTCATTTTTACGCCTCGGCCTTACTACGCAGGAAATAAAAGCAGCTATGGAGATGGCCGTAGATGCAGCCACTGAGTGGCCACCAGAGCTACCGGACTTCCTAAAGCTTTGCTATCAAACCAATTTAACCGAGCTGCCCGACAAAGAGGCCGCGTTTAAACAGATCATCGACAGGCATGGCCGCTGCCGCACAAATGAGACATTTAACTGGTTGCACAACATCGTAAACCTGATCGACCAGGACATAGGCCGCTATGCCACAACAGAGTCTGAGCGGCAATTTAAAACCCGCTTCAACAAGGCGTGGGACAAGCGTTACCGCCAATTCAGGCAGGGCGTAATGCCAGAGCCAAAACTGGCACTACCTGTACCAAACCTACCGCCATTGGTACAGGCCGCCAATATTGATCCTGAATGCCCCTTACAAAAAAAGCTAGCCGAACTGAGAGGTTATCGCCGTGACTGACCAAAACCAATTCAACTTCGATGAAGACTTTGATCAGCTGCTGGAGCATTTGCCCCAGTTGGCCAACGACCAACAGCAAGCCATGGCCCGCTACAAAGAACACCTGTGGGCTTTGGTACTGATATGCGAACGTCGGCTAAAACGGCAGGGCCTAACGGGAGCAAAAGCGTATGAGATTGCATGTGCCCTGATTGCTGAAATTGCCCATTACCAGGGCGGCGAATGCCGGTATCTGCCAAGGGGCGACAAGTTAAAGCAGGAACTGCGCGATATTCATATGTTCAGGCTGTGGCATAACCACAGCTGGCCGGTAAACAAAATACACAAAGAGTATTGCCCGGAGCTTAACCAAATACAGGTTTATAAAATATTGCGCACCAAACGCGAAGAATACCGCAACAAAATTCAACCCAAACTGATATGAGGCCAACCATGCTTGAACACGTACACCCGGATTACGACCCAGAAGACCTATTGGCAACAGACTGTGCAAACGAGTCGCCCGTTTTCGAAACCCTGGTTAATTCACTTGCCGAGGATTTGACCTGCCCACTTACCGAAACAAGCAAAGCTTGGCTGGGCACGCTGCTGGTAAACGGCAAAGAATGCCAGGTGCAACTGGTTGTGACATCCGCTGAAATGATTGATGAGGGATAACACTATGCTACACATACTCACCCAGGCGAGCCTGTCAGAGGCCGACTTTAACGAGAAAATCGACTTTGTGATCGAAGGCTTTATAACCAAGCGCATGATCACAATGGTTTACGCCGATGGCGGCAACGGTAAAAGCTGGCTGGCCTTTGCGTTAGCCAAATACTGCGCGATTAGAATGACTCAGGTGTTTTATCTGGATTTTGATAATCCACTTAGCGTACTTAAAGAACGGAGCGTCCACGACCTGCTCATTGCCAGTCATCCTAACCTTCACTATGTGCAGCGCAGTAAAAGCCCGCTCCCCTCTTATGAATTGCTGAAAACGCTATCTGAAAACGCCACAGCGAACCAGTTCGAAAATATGTTTTTTGTGATCGACAGCCTGCGAGATTTTGCCGATGTAAACAACGAAGCCAAAATAGCAGCTGTAATGAATATGCTAAAAGACATACGAGAGGCTGGCGGCACTATCCTGATCTTAGGGCATAGCAACAAAGACGGCCGAAACTACCAGGGCAGCAACGCTATAAGAAACTCGGTAGACAACATGTACCGACTAAAAAAGCGTGAATTAGGCTCGAACGATTCGGTAGGTGTAATTCTGGAGGTTAAAAAAGAACGAGCAGCCATTGTTGATAAGGCGTTCGACATTAACCCAAACAGCCTGGATCTTATTGAAGTAGACTTAATTGAAGCCCAGGCCACCGAGCAGGACATAGAATTCGTATCCCTGATTAAAAACATACTGCTACAAGATAGCCAGTTAAACAAAACTGACTTGCTCAACAAAGCCGGTTTCGCCAAAGACGATAAATCTGCCAGGGCCAGACTGGAAAAGTACGACGGTATCTACTGGCAAAGCACCAAACGCCACACTCGCATTATCTACCACCTCATTCAAAGTTGTTAAGGTTGTAAGGGTTGTAGTGTCATCTAGCTACGCCCTATTATCACTTTCATAGAGATAACTAACTTTCTTTTTTCAATACAGCCAATAATGCTATTACAGAACCCAAAATAAATAAAAAAGCAAATATAATGCTCAAAGATTTCTCGTACTCTGAGGCAAGAACTATATCGTCCTCTACCTTCCGATGATCAATTTCGGTTTGAACAATATCGCAAATCTGTACCGTTACACCTTTGCCTAAAGAAACAATAAATTTTTTACCCTGATCTCTTTTCAGGGCTGACTCTTTAGTTCGATTGTTCATACATTCCTTAAAAGCAGGACTCTCATCTCCTTTAATTACGGGGTCATTTAAAAGACGGTCTAAACTCATAGCGTAAATGTCCAACTCTAAGTCAATTCGATCTTTAAAATTGGATTTTTCTATTTCTTCAGCATCAAAATTTTGTCTTTCTTTTATAGGAATATAATCTTCCGAAAGTGAACTTTCTAAGACCAACTTGTTGGCTCCGAGAACAATTAGCGTCTGCACCGAAAGTCGCCGATAGCTTAACAAAGCAGTTAGATTCTCTTTCCTATATTCTAACGCCTGTATACGATCTTTGGCTGGCTGTACGAAGCTGAACTGAAATATAAACGCAACTAAAAGCGTCAAGGCGGAAATAGCTTCAAGGTTTCGTTTTGAGGACAAATGCAATAACATCTTGTATCTCCTAAAAGTGAGAAATTAAACAGAAAAGCTACTGCGATATTGGCTTACCCCTATCAACTTAAAGTACTAAGGATAGTTAAAGGAAAAAGCTATACTTCATATTCAGCTCGGATAAGTTAAAAGTAGATTTATAGTATAAAATATAATGCATAGATACCCATAAGGACATGTATGAGGCCACTAAAGAAAAAAACACCGGAGAAAGTTCTAGACAATGCATGTCCTTTAAAAGGGGAAAGAATAGAAACACCATCATCTTTAAAGATGAAAGAGGATGATTCCTGGAGAAATCATCGAAAGCAACGCTCAATACAACTAGAGAATTTTCCATACGTATTCTTAAATACCAATTTTCAAAGCCCAGATGATTGTAAAGCGAGAAGTGGTATCGCAATGCATAATACTCAGGAAGCTATATGCGCTTGGGTGAATTGTGACAATGAGCCTAGATGTTATTGCAACATGCTCGGTTTGTCCGCTAGAGTGGCAAAGAGAAGAAACATAGAACTACCAGACTAACCCAAACTCAGACTAATCCCAATCTCCCCGCCGCCATCACTACGATGGCGGTATGAACCAAGAAAATCCCACTTACCATTACGGCCTGAGTTCAAAAGTTCAGGCCATTGTTTTAGCCACTGAGGTCTGCGATGCGCTGGGCCACGGTGCTAACCATCGTGCCGTTAATCTGCTGCTGGAAACCGCAGCGGCTGAAACATGCCTGGGCACTTATGAAGATCCAACGCCAGGCAGCGCTGGTATGGGCCTGTGCCAGATTGACTACATTGCGTTTGCAGATATCCAACGGCGCACACGCCCACACCTGGTAAAACGCATCAAGCGAGAACTGGGCTACAACATTCAAGATGTAATGCATGTGGATTTAATTGCGGATCCTAAGCTCAGTTTAATTTTTTGCCGCTTGCACTACCTCCTTCGCCCCGAAGAAATCCCTTTATCGCTCAGAGGCCGTGCCGAGTACTGGAAGCAGTTTTACAACTCCCAGGCAGGCAAAGGCACCGTTCAGCATTACCTGCAAAATGCCGGAGCATTCTTATATCGATTAACCCCTGAAGAACTGGCAGGTGCCCAATGAGTTTAAGCCGTTTTAATCGTGAATGGTTCGACATGGGCCGCAAAGCCAGATTCAAAGCAGAAGCCGCCAGCCAGAAAAGTGGCGAGCTTACGATTTTGCCTGAAAGTAGTTACAACGCTACCGCGCACAGTTACTGGCGGCAGGGTTGGAACAGCGTTACCCGTCAGGAAGTTGAAGACTGGATTAACGGCAAAGCCAAACCTCGCCGTATCGACGCGGAGCAACACATAGCCCAATTACGTAATCAATTAGGAGCGCAATCTTAATGGCACCTCTTATCTCAACACTACTCACCGCAGGCCCCGCCCTGATTAGATTATTCGGCAAAAGCAAAGGCGGGAATATCGAGCGCACCACAGAAACGATCTCAGCAGTATTAGATACGATTCAAGGTAAACCGTCACCAGAGCAAGTTAATCGCTTGCAGGCGGTAGTAGATAGCCTGCCTCAAGATGAGGTTGCAGAGCTTAAAGTGTCACTGGAAAAAATCGCAGCTGAACGCGAAAAGAACCACCTTGACTACGACTTGGCTATGCACACCGAGCAACAAAAAACCATTCGCAGTGCCGATCCGAAGTACGTGCGTCCTAAAACGGCCAACCGCCACAGCTACTTCTCCATGCTTTACGTCTGTGCTTTTGAAATTGCAGAAGCGCTAGGCTATGGCAGCGGGGCTTCTATGGAGCTGGCCATGCTTATCGCTTCACCCACTCTCGCCTATTTCGGTTTTAGAACCTTCGATAAATTCAGCAAACACGGAGCCAGCAACTAATGGATATTGCCGACGAAGCGCAACGCAGAAGTGCGCATTTTCATGAACTGGCTATGCAAAACCGGGCCTTTGATTTACCGCCTGCGCCAGCGCTTAACACAAGCCCAGACGGCTCGCCACTTTGTGTGGATTGCGATGCCGACATTACAGAGCGCCGCCGGATTATAGCCAGTGCGCAGCGCTGCCCAGACTGCCAACAGGATCATGAAAAAAGGACTCGAAATCATGGATGACATCATCAATCACATTAATACCAACTGGAAGTTCTACACCATCGTGATAGCGATACTTGGCGCAGCGGGGCTATTTTGGCTCAGCAAGTACTTTGCGACTAAGAAAGATCTGGAAGCCCACACTATTAGCGTTCGTGAGCGGTTCGAAATGAACGAAGCCAAACTCACCAAGCAGCAGCTGGAGCATTACAAGCTCAGAGACATCGTAAACGAACTGGACGGCCACATTAAATATCTGCCAACCGCACAAGACAGCCAGGCGCTACGTGAATCCATGGCCCGTTTAGAGGGCCGTTTAGAAAGCGTTGAACCCATGTTTAAACAGATTTTAAACCAATACAACATGCTCGTTGAAAACGAATTACGCGGGGAGAAAAAGTAGCATGGCCATCACTCAGATTATGAACGAACACGAACGGCTTAGCATTTTGCATTGCCTGGCAGCAATGAATGACTACGGCGCAAACAACAGCATTATCCAGTCGGTGTGTGGCCAATACGGCAACAACATGACCATGGATAAAATTGGCAGTCACCTCCATTGGCTAGAGGAACAAGGTTTAGTCAACCTCGAAAGCCATGAGAGCTACACCATTGCTTACCTTACCCAGCGCGGCATCGACGTAGAACGAGGCTTAGCCTCTCAACCCGGCGTTAAGCGCCCAGGGCCGAGGTAGCGACTATGGCTCAGCGTAAAACAGCTACAAAAGTCGAAAAAGAAATAATCGATCGCTTTGTACATGCATTCATTATTTCTGAAATTGGTAATGAAGTAATCGCCAAAGACTTTCAGGAACATGCCCAAAGCTACCGTGAGTATATGCGCAAGGAATTCCCTCACTGGTTTCGGCTGCTGGATGAATTTCAAGCCGCCGTGCCACGTGTGAGAAAGCAACTTCTCGCTGAGTTTGAAAAAGACAAAAAGAAGAACCCATGACCGATAAACGCACCCGAGGCAAACCCAGCAAAATCGACCAGCTCCCGGAAGACATTAAATCGGAGCTGATAGAGCTGCTGCGCGATAAGTCGGTAACGCAAACTGAAGTACTGGAGCGGGTAAACGGGCTTATTCGCGATACGGGCCTGCCCGACGATGAGCAGCTCTCCCGTAGTGGTTTAAATCGCTATGCCACTCGCATGGCCACGGTGGGTAGCCGCATTCAGGAAGCCCGCGAAGTCTCTAAGCAATGGGTCGACCAGCTGGGCGATAAACCTACCGGCGAAGTCTCAAAGGTACTAATTGAAATGGTGCGCACCCTTGCCTTTGATCAAGTGCTGAAACTCTCGGAATCCGGCGAAGTAGTACCGCCTAAGTTTATTAAGGAGCTGGCCGTAGGCGTAGAGAAGCTGGAGAAAGCCGCCAGTGAGTCCACCAAGCGTGAACGCGAAATCCGTAAAGCCATGGCCGAAGAAGCCGCCGAACGCGCCGAGAGTGCTGCCAAAGCAGCGGGGCTTACCACTGAAGGCGCAGCACAAATTAAACGTGAAATTCTGGGTATTGCCTGATGAAGTTACCACCTAAGCAGCCCACCACACCACCGGAAATACAGCCCAGTAAGTCGCAGTATCAAAAAGCCATTGAGCAATGCGACAGACTGGAAACCCGCTTTGGTTTGCCCACGTTTATCCCGTTCGATGAGAACGAGCTGCTGCTTGGGTACCAGAAACGCTGGATAGCAGACGAATCCCCGCTAAAAATTGCCGAGAAGTCACGCCGAACCGGTATCACCTGGGCAGAGGCTGCCGATGCAGTACTTACTGCCAGTAAGAGCAAAGCCGCATTAGGTACCAATCATTTCTATGTTGGCTCCAACAAGGAAATGGCCCGCGAGTTTATCGATGCCGCTGCCATGTGGGCCAAAGCTTTTAACAAGGCCGCAGGCGACATTCAGGAAGAAATGTTCATTGATGAAGGTCAGGAAGGCAAAGAGATCCTGACGTTCGTTATTCATTTTGCCAGTGGCTTTAAAATTCAGGCACTCAGCTCCAAACCCTCAAACCTGCGGGGTATGCAGGGCAATGTAACCATTGACGAAGCCGCCTTTCATTTGCTGCTTGCTGAAGTACTCAAGGCTGCACTGGCACTCACCATGTGGGGCGCAAAGGTACGTTTAATCATTACTCACAATGGTACCGAGAACCTGTTTAATCAGCTCATTGACGACAGCCGAGCCGGTAAAAAGCGCTACAGTGTGCACCGCATTACCCTGGACGATGCCTGTGATGAGGGGCTTTACCAGCGCATTTGTCAGCGCCTGGGTAAAGCGTGGAGCCAGGAACTCGAAGAGCAATGGAAACAAGACCTGCTAAGCGATACCGCCAGCCAGGAAGACGCGCTCGAAGAATACTATTGTGTGCCCAAGTCTGGCGGTGGTGCCTACCTTAGCCGTGCGCTTATCGACAAAGCCATGGTTAAGCCGGGCGACAATGG